CAAGCATGTGGATGGATGGACCTAATGGTTATGGAAAATTAAAAATTCTCCCAACTCCAATGGGCGAGCTAGTGAAAACTATGCTTCAGTCCGGTGTGAGATTGGGCGTTTCGAGTCGTGGATCGGGTAACGTTGATCCACATAATGGACGTGTCAGTGACTTTGAGATTGTCACTGTAGACGTTGTCGCACAACCCAGTGCTCCAAATGCTTATCCAAAGGCAATTTATGAAGGACTGATGAACATGAAACATGGACATCACATTTTAGAAATGGCTCGCGAGTCTGGGAAAGACGGCAAAATACAAAAGTACCTGAAGGACGAAGTTTCTCGTTTAATCAGGGACCTAAAAATTTAGGAGAATCGCATGTTAGATGCTATTAAACCACTATTAGATAGCGATCTCGTCAATGAGGACACTCGCCAAGCAATTGCTGAACAATGGGAAGCAAAATTGGTAGAAGCCAAAGAGACAGTACGTAGTGAACTTCGTGAGGAGTTTGCTCAACGCTATGAGCATGATAAGACTGTGATGGTAGACGCCCTAGATAAAATGGTTACAGAAGGCTTAGCCGGTGAAATATCTGCTCTTAACGAGGAGAAGAAAGCACTTGCTGGTGATCGTGTAAAGTTTCAAAACACAATGAAAGAAAATGCTAATAAGTTTAACGGCTTTTTAGTAAAACAACTTTCAGAAGAGTTAAAAGAACTACGCACAGATCGTAAAGTATCAAAGACAGGATTTGCCAAGTTAGAATCATTTGTTGTTGGTGCTTTGGCTGAAGAAATCAAGGAATTTGCTGCAGACAAGAAAGACTTAGTGGAAACTAAGGTTAGACTTGTATCAAATGCACGTAACAAACTTGATAATCTAAAGAGCAAATTTGTAAAAGAATCTGCTAAGAAGATGGCTTCAACTGTATCTACGCATCTTAAGGCTGAAATGGGTCAACTAAAAGAAGACATCAAAAGTGCTCGTGAGAACAACTTTGGTCGTCGTATCTTTGAAGCATATGCAACAGAGTTTGGTGCTACACATTTAAATGAAAATGAGGAAGTACGTAAACTTAATGCAAAAATTGCTAAACAAGATAAACAGTTGGCAGAAGCCATCAAGGTTCAAGACAAGGCGAAAGCACTTGTTGAGAGCAAAAATAAAGAAATCAAAGTTATAAAGGAAGCCAATGAGCGTGATGCTACATTGGATGAGCTTCTATCTCCTCTCAATGATGAGAAGAGAGAAATTATGACTAACTTACTTGAAAACGTTCAGACATCTCGATTGAAGAACGCTTTTGAAAAATACTTGCCAGCAGTAATCAGTGAAACAAAAGGCACTAAAAAAGCCTCAAATTTAACTGAACAAACTGGTAACAAAACTGCAAAGGTTGTAGACAGTGCTAATAACGATAGAAATAACGTTATTGATCTTAAACGCCTAGCAGGGCTTTAAACTAAAAGAAAAGGAGACATTTAATGTCACAAGAACTACTAGAAAGCCGTTGGGGTGAGACCAAAGAAGCCCTCCTAGAAGGATTACAAGGTACTCGTCGCTCAACAATGGGTGTTATTTTAGAAAATACTAAAAGACATTTAAGAGAAAACGCAACAGCAGGTTCAACTGCTTCAGGTAACATTGCAACTCTTAACAGAGTTATTTTACCTGTAATAAGAAGGGTTATGCCTACTGTTATTGCCAACGAATTAGTTGGTGTTCAGCCTATGACTGGACCAGTTGGTCAAATCCACACATTACGTGTACGTTATGCAACTGCAATGGGCGATACTTCAGCAGCAGCAACTCCGGTTGCAGCAGGTGACGAAGCATTATCACCATTTAAGATTGCTACAGCATATTCAGGTGCAAACGGAACAGGCGCAGCAACACCTGCTACTGGATACGGTGGATCTGCAACAGCTGCTATGGAAGGTGTTGGTGGAAGAAATATTTCCGTTCAGATCTTAAAGCAAGCTGTAGAAGCAAAGACACGTAAACTACAAGCACGTTGGACTTTTGAAGCCGCTCAAGATGCACAAGCAATGCACGGTATCGACGTCGAAGCAGAAATCATGGCAGCATTAGCTCAAGAGATTACTGCAGAAATTGATCAGGAGATTTTATTATCTCTACGTACATTAGCCGCAACTGAATTCACAT